TGCAGTTCTCCACCACGTTCCATACGGTGATGTTGTCCACCATCCACTCCTCGACCTCCATCATCTCCATAATCTCATCGTAGGTAAGGTCGTCGGGGTAGTACGTCAACCATTCGTCCAAGGCAAAGCGCTCGGCTTTGCTAAGTTTGTTTTCTGTTATTGAGCTGTCCATGATGTCTCCTTTTGGTGTTGGTAAAAAGTAACCCTGTGCTTGCAGTAGTGCGGCGCAATCCAGTCGAGGTTTGTCTCTTCGGCGTACGCTTCTGCTGCATCCATATCCATAAACCGTGCGTCACTTACGCTATGCACGATAGCCTCGTCATCAATGAACTCGATGACCCCAAACAATATAAGTACCTTCATGCTGTTTCTCCTTGGTTAAATAGTTCGGTCAGCACATGCCCCAATATCATTGCCCCATACATGAGCATTAGTTTGGATATATACCCATCCATGTCCCATGCAAGGACGAGCACGAGGGTCGCTTGTGCCGCCATAAAAGTTAGGTATCTTGCGTCCATTTAGTTCTCCTTAAAGTTATTCGGCATATGCCACATCGAACAACGTGCACAGAACCGTGTCAACGTCGTTGTACCCAACCATCCCCTTCGCCATAGTCAGCGCATCGTCTGTCAACTTGTTACGGTTGATAAACTTAACAGCCAACGCAGGGTCTTCGGGATACACACTCTCAGCCATGAGGTCGATGAGCCCCTTGGTGAACCCTTGCTCTGCATCCAATATGCACTCGAACAAATACTCGTCTTCATTCATGTCGTACATGCCATCGCCCACAGGCCACACCCCGAAGGCATCGTTCGTAGCGCTCATACCGATGCCCTTGTATGGTTTGTCCCATGCGAACACGTCGTCGTAGTCCTTGACCAGTGGGTCACGCTCAATGGGCAGCGCATCCCAGTCAACACGCAGCACAGCCTTGGCAAGCGCAGCGAAGTGCACCATGTCCAACTGCTCACGGTCACCATGCTCGAACTGATACCCGCAACTGATGTTGGTGCACTCGGAGATGATGCCAACGAACTCGGCTGTGTCTGTGTACACCCCTGTGCTGTCGGGCGAATACATCAGCGTGTCGTCATACTGGTTGAGCGCAGCGGACAACGCATCACCGAACGCATCCGAACAGCAACGACCCCACCCTTGGTGCGTGATGACACTATCCACACCACGCCTGTCGAACGCAATGGCACGGCTGAACTCAGACAGCAACTCGGGATACTCCTTAGCCAAGTGCTTAGCACCGATACCACCACACTCCTCACCCTGCGTGAATATGTAGTAGCCCTTGACATCTGCGTGCAGCAGGTGCATCAGCAGCGCACATCCCACGCCATCATCCGCACCGAGCGCAGCACCGTCAGCGAACCACATCGTCTTGGTCTTGCGTATCTTGTTGGGCTTGACCTCACGGTGCACGGTGTCAACGTGTGCCACGAATAACGTACGGTTAGTCTCGTCAAGCCTGTTGTCAACGTGCAGGTTGTTGCATGAGTCCAGCCACGCTGTGCCCTGTACTTGCTTGGGCAGGTTATCGAACAGCCAGTCCGTGAAGTACGCAGTCGCCTGTGTACCGTGCGGTCGCATGAGCGATAACGCCCGAGCCAATGTCTTGTCGAGCATCGAGATATTTCTAATAGTCTTAGCCATGTTATTCACCTTCTTTCGTTGTTGTCGGTTCCACAAACAGTTCTGCTTGTGTCTCGTACTCATCGGCGTAGTCCTCATGGATACTCTTGCCACACGCCGTAGGCACAGGGTCGCAGTCGCTGTTGGCATACCAGTCACCGCTGTGCTCGCACTGCCACGCATCATCCGTGAGACAGTACTCGTCGTTCTCTAGCAGCACACAGTTATCCTTCAACTCGTGCTCACCATCCACGGTGTAGCAGATGCGCTCGTCATCGCAGTGGTAGTACTCGCCGTTGCTCTCGATGTAGATGGCATTGTCATCGCTGCAATACTCACCATCCTCTAAGCAAACGATACCGTTGTCGCTTGTGTAGCTGCAATGGTAGTACTCGCCGTCGCACTCAACCGCATCGTTGTTGTGTATGTAGTACTGTTCACTATTTCTGCCGTACGCATGGACATAGTGGTCGTCGCAGCAATGCTGGCACACCAACGACTCGTCACCACGCCCCACCCAGTACCCGTCATCCGTTGGGATGCGGTCGCCGCAGTCCTCACACGTACGACTGTTGACCTCGGAAGCATCACCGTTCTGAGAGTTGCACTCGTACTCAGCATCACCGTCGTCTTCATCGCAGATGAGCAACGAACCACTACTGACAATTACACCCTGATGCGCACCGTCTAGGTACGGGGCAAGGAAGCCGCAGTCGTTGCTAATCGGTATGTACTTGAGGCGCTGACCTTCCCAACTGTTCACCTTCTGATACCCCTGCTCCTCGAGCCACACACGCATACGGTCGTCCTCGCTTGAGTAGGTGCTGTCGCTTGCCCTGTATGTGCGCACAAACGTATCGGCATTGCACAACGCCCGCCCTGTGTAGCGACCATCAGCCTCGACATACACAGCCATGTGCCAGCCATGCTCGGGGTCGTACGCTTCGTAGGGGTGATGCCCACTGCACCTGAAGTTGTCTGCGGTCTTGCCCATGCACGAGTTGGGCCCTCTCTCAATCACCTCGAGCATCTCACGCATCGTATGCACGAACTTGAATGTGCCCATGACATAGCGGGCAGCAATGTCTCGGATGATGTTGTCCCGTAGCGTAGGGAAGTGGCGTGTCAAGTACTTACCAACGGACACCGTAGCCTGCCTGTCGGCGACACCATTCGCATCGTCTCGGGTATAGGCAATCTTGGTGATGTCACCAGTAGAAGGGTGCGGCCACTCCAACACCAACTGCTGCAAGTCAGCGGGTTGGGCTAGGTCAACGGCTTGGTATATCGCATTGTGCATATACGCTTGGCTCTGCTCACGCCGATGCCAATCTCTTGAGCGCCACAGCACATCCTTCATGAGTGCCATCCATACACGGGTATCGTGACTTTTATCGTTCATTTCGTTTCTCCTAATTTACTAGTGTGGTGTGAGACGGCACACCACTAACCGTTTGTGTTGCACAGTGCAACACTATTCCCATGTAAGCGTGTCGTTACCGCCTGAGTAGTTGCCGAAGTCATAGTTGGTCATGACTAGCGTCTCGATGGCGTATTTATCTAGGTCAAGCCTGCCTTGCAGGTAACTGCCTAGTGGTATCGACCCGTTGATGTACCGTGCCAAGTCCGAGAACTTAATCTTGTCCTCGCATACCTCAGCCACTATGCGTTGTCCGTCCTGCTCATACAGGCGCTTGGTGTTCCATTGGTGCTTCTTCATGTTGTCTCTCCTTCTTGTACCCACTTGGCGTAGGCTCGCTCGAACAAGAACCCGAACGCATCGGTAAGGATGCGGCGGTTCGTACCATCCGCTACAAAGTAAGCGTCCGCTATGGCGCTAGCGAAACTACCCTCCATGTGCAGGTGCTTCGCTGCTGCGTGTAACTGTTCGTCGTTCATTTAAGTTCTCCTATTTTGGTTTCTACATCGGCTGTCACTTGCGCTAGTACCTTGGCTCGGTTGCCCGAGTACCCCATCCCACGCAGGATGGACAGGGCGGTCTTACCGTGACGCTTCATGCCAAGCATCTCCAGTTTGAGAGCGGTGCGCAGCGTCGCTAGTCGGTATGCGCTTATCTGTTCAGGTGTTGTCAATATCATTTCGTTTCTCCTTGGTTTTCTTCACGCACCATGCGTGCTACTTGCTTGGTTATGCACACGGCATCGCTCGTACTCCAACACACTACGCCCCTACCTTCGTAGTCAGGCCATGTCAGGCGCATGAACTTCTTGGTGTCTATGCACTGACGCGCAAGGTCTTTCATCCTGTCCCATTCAACAAGCGGTATGTCGTTGAAGTACTTGTCCGTCGAGCGCAGGATGCGCCCTTCACCTATTCGCGCCAGCACCAACATCCTCATGCTGTTGGTTACGAACTGCCCCCAGTACTGGTCGTGTGTGCACTCCTTGTTCATGTACTGTTTTCGTGTGTACTCAGGCTCGGTAGGTTCAGGCATGGGTTCAGGCATGGGTTCAGGCATGGGCGGTGGCTCTGTTGGTACGCTCGCCCCTAGCGCAAACATTAGGTTGTTGAACCTTTGCTTAATCGTCGCTATTTTCATTTCATTCTCCTTAGTGGTTGTGTCCGTAGTTTCTCGGCTTCCCATGAGCCCATGTAACGCTCGGCGCTCTCCAAGGCTTTGCGCTTGCGCTCGGATGACTCCGCTCGCTTGGCGTACTCGTCCCTGTACGCTCTCAACTTCGCCAACTCTGTGGCTTTGATGGTTGTGTGTCTAATCATTTACTTTCTCCTAGTTTGCTAGTGCAGCTTGAGACGGCAAGCTGCTAACCGTTCCGTGGGACACCTGTCCCACGAGATTTGTGACCGTTCCTTACAAGTTTCCCAAGGCTTTCTGCTCCTCACGCCATGCCCGCATCTCCGCTTGGCGTTGGTGGTAATACTTGAGCGAGTTCGCACGGTTCTTCTCCCGCTTAGCCTCGGCTAGTGCCTCTATGAGGGCATCACGCTGCGCCGTTAGCTCGGCTAGGTCGCCGTACTCATACTCATGCGTGGCTCGCAGCACCTCGGTGTCTGCAAGGGTTAGTTTGTCCCGCAGCCGCTCGATGGGTGTCTTGTCCCTTACCAGCTTGGTGATGGGTTTCGCCTGTGATGGGCGTTTCTTCGGGGGTGTGTACGCTGCCCGAGCGAACAACTCCATCGGCTCTTCTATGCGGCTGGCGTATATGTCCTCTATGCGGTTCGTGAACTGCACGCGGATTTGGTGGGGTATCCAGTCCACCCAGTACCTACCGTTGTTGGGTATGCCCTTCTCGTTGGCTACCTCGGCGGGTGTCATCCCGCTTGTGTCTTTGTACTGGTACAGTTTGTTCCTGAGTTTGTCCAGTAGGGCAACGTACTGCGTATAGGTATTCACGAACGCCCAATCTTTCAGTTCTTCAGGGGCTGCGTCTAACTCCGCTTTCCTACGCTTTAGCCTTGCTACGGCGGTTGGCCTGTGTCGCACTAACTGGTGTATCAGCGCAGCCCATAACCTCTGCTGCTGCGCTTTCTTAATTGCCGCCACACGTTTAGCCTCGTGTGCAGCCACCGCCAGCGCAGCCATCCTTGCTCGTTCCTCGGGGTTTTTATGCTCCTTGGTGAGTAAGTTATGCCGCGCATTCGGCTTCATCTGTATAAGTTTCTCGATGGAAGTGTATGCCATAGCGTTAAATCCTTTATGTACTTGCAGTTAAGTTGCACGGCGCAACACGCATTATTTTAACCACTTGCAGTAGGCTGTCAAGGGTTTTGGTGGGGTAATGTGTGCTAGTTGTGCTGCTAGTGCATAAGTTTGTTTGGTGGGACACGGTGTCCCACGACGTTTTTCCTCATGCACTAGGAGTTTTCCCTCATGCACTAGCAGTAATGATTATGTGTGTTGAAGTGTATGAGTATGCCAAAATAAACCAAATTGGCAAGGTCTTATTTGCACGGGCAGAATTTCTGCCAGCCGGTGCGCCCAATAGATACGTGGGGTTGGGCACTTGCTGTCCTATGTATCAAGCAGTTTTGGAGGTACTATTAAACCCTAGTATGTGTGTGTGTGTGGTGTGTAAGTGTAGTTTGAGTGGTACTTATGCAGACTAAAGATAATATATATCCTTTCTTAAGTTATATATATATAGATAGATATGTTGGTTACTAAGTGTCCCGTCGCCAGTATTGGCGCGGGTTAGCGCTTGGCAGAAATTTGGGACGAGTGAATAACGCTCTGCCAGCCTTGCCAAGCGCTGTTTTTTAACCACTTTGCAGCCAACATGGTGGGACAGGTGTCCCACGGCTCATTCATTAGCCCATACTAGGGCGACCGCAGCCACCGCAGATAGAACGCCAGCGAACAGGAAGGCGTAGTCGCCTGACCCTAGCGCATAGGTGAGAAGGAATACAGGGGCTTTGAGGCAGTAGAGGTGATAGAGTTTCATGATGCTGCCCCACATCCACGACCGCCGCCTTCACTGGTGCACCAGTCGAACAGGTCAAAGGCATCACGGTATGTGATGGTTCGCTTCTCCACTTCTCCGAAGCGTTCTGCGTTGCGGTTGGCTAACTCAGCGAGCGCAGCCTTCTTAGTCTTTGCAATAACCGAGTACGCATCAGCGTCGTCGAGACACTCAGCGTACCAATAAACTAACTTTGCCATTTTGATTCTCCAATAAATGCGCCGCGTTGCGGCTTGACATGAAACGAAACACCGTGCAAGCCCCGCCCTCGGAGTCTCACACGGAAAAACTCGTGGGACACCTGTCCCACCGATTACTCGAACGACAAACCTTCCAAAGCCGCTTTGCAGGCCGCAGCGCACTCAGCCTTGGTCAGCCCTGCCATAGCCGCCTGAATCGCCTCTATGACCCCTTTGCTGACCTTCACGGGGGTTTTCTTGTTGCTCTTGGCGCTCGCTGTCTCAAAGTGCGCCATCACGTTTCTAGCCCATGATTTCCGTGCGCCCTCGTTGCGGCTCTCACGGGTACTCTCTGCGCCCTCGTAGAAGACGGCGCTGCCAATGGCGTTCCATGTGTAGTTGCAGCCGTACTTGGCAGCGTGTACTTTGGCGAGGGCTTCGAGAAGCGTGGGACATGGTGACCCACCGAGGGCTTTAGCGGCTTCACGCATGGCTGCACCGTAGGTTGCACCAGCGTCCACATAGTCGGCATAGGCTTGAGCGATTGCATTGATGTTGATTGCGTTTGACATAGGAAGTTTCTCCAATAGAAATACGTCGGACTGCAACAAAGCGAATCCTTGCTGCATCGACAACTAAACTATACAAAATGGGGGTATATTGACGACCCCACGGTGGGGGTACAACCCCTTTTTAGGGTCGCGTCGCACTGCTGGTATAAACACTGTTTCGTAGCCGCACAGCACACTTTGTATAACCTTAGACAACTAAACCACAGAAGCCCCCCATGCTTAAAAAAGAGGCACCTCAAAAAAATTTCTACGAAAAATAAAAAAAACCCCCGGGGTTACCGAGGGTTTAAAGACCAACGTAGTTGAGAACGGAGTTGATCGAGGAGAAGCAAATGAACAACATCAACCAACGAAGTTGCACAATCACCGAAACGCAGTGTACACTACACTTAACGAGGCTTCAATGGCTTACGCATGCTAGACCACTTAATTGATTTTGAACCGGAGGTGTTTGAGTACACGTCCAAAAATGTGCAGGACCCTGCAAAGGTGTCCTCCGTCGGCGTGCTCGACGCAAAAATCCAAACGAAAGACTGGATGCAGGCGCTAGGAGCCGTTGACTCAGATGCTCTTGTCAGCGAGATCGACACCAAATCAGCCCGTGAAGCGTTTGCCAACATCGTTTCCGCCTCCCCCGAAGAAATTACCCACACCGCGCTGGCCCATGTAAAGACACCTGCGGCCGTACAACATCTTGTTGGGATGCTGACCGCCTACGACTGGGAGTTTGTGCACCAAGCCAAGGAGCTTCGCGGGTATGCAGTAGCAAAACTGGTCGAAGAAACACAAAGCCCCAACGCCAACATCCGCCTAAAGGCACTTGGGTTGCTAGGCAAGGTCACCGAGGTTGGTCTGTTCACCGACAAGATTGAGGTCAAGAAGGAAGAGATGTCCGACACCGAACTCGAGCAGCGGATCAAGGAAAAACTTAACCGGTTCATGCACATTGTTGACGTGGTAGACATAAGTGATAAGGGGACAGAAGCCCCACCAGCCCCAGCATCCGATGAACATTGACAAACTCACCACCCTAAGTAAGCCTGAGCTAGAAGCGCTTATGCGGGCCCTGCCCACAATGTCCATAAAGGACAAAATGGAGCTTATGGATGATTTGGACATTCGAGAACGCCGAGCCAGCCTGACGGCCGCGCAGGGAAACATGTTGGGTTTTGCCAACGCCGTGTACCCCGGGTTCAAGATTGGGCCCCAGCACAGGAAGCTAGCCAAGATTTTTACGGACGTGATTGAGGGACGCAAGAACCGCGTCATCATCAACATTGCACCCCGTATGGGTAAGTCCGAATTCAGTTCATACCTATTCCCTGCCTATTTTTTAGGCAAGTACCCCGAGAAAAAGATCATCATGGGCACCCACACTGCGGGTTTGTCCGAGGATTTCGGTCGCCGAGTGCGAAATTTGCTTGATACGGAGGAGTACCATGAAATTTTTCCCCAAACAAACGTGGCATCTGACCAAAAGGCTGCAGGCAAGTGGTCTACTTCTGCTGGGGGCCAGTATTACGCGGCTGGTGTGGGCGGTGCCCTTGCCGGTCGTGGTGCTGATCTGTTCGTTATTGATGACCCACACTCCGAGCAGGACGTAAAGATCAACAGCCGTCTTGCGTTTGACACCGCGTGGTCTTGGTTCCAGACCGGACCCTTGCAGCGCTTGATGCCGGGTGGGGCGATCATCATCGTGATGACGCGGTGGTCGCTCTTGGACCTGACGGGGCGCTTACTAACGTACCAGATGAAAAATCCCGAGTCGTTGCCGTGGGAGATTGTAGAGTTACCGGCCATCTTGAACGAGGACGAAGACGACGAGAAGTCGCTCTGGCCGGAGCAGTGGCCGCTGGAGACATTGAAGGCGACCAAGGCTAGTATCGAGCCACGGTATTGGAACGCGCAGTACATGCAGCAGCCTACGGCCGAGAACTCAGCGCTGGTGTCACGCAAGCACTGGCGAGTTTGGGAACATGATGAGCCACCCAAGTGCGACTACATACTGCAGAGTTGGGATACGGCGTTTGAGACAAAGACCACGGCCGACTATTCAGCCTGTACAACATGGGGTGTGTTCTACAACGAAGACGAGGGCAACAGCCCGCAGGTGATCCTGCTCGATGCGTTTAAAGACCGGATGGCGTTCCCCGAGTTGAAACAGGTTGCGCTCAAGCACTGGAAAGAGTGGGAGCCTGATGCGTTCATTGTGGAGAAGAAGGCCGCGGGCGCTCCACTAATCCAAGAACTGCGCAACATGGGCATCCCCGTACAAGAATTTAGCCCGTCTCGAGGCAACGATAAAATGGTCCGGCTTAACGCTGTAGCTGATTTGTTCACTTCGGGCAAAATATGGGCACCTGACACACGCTGGGCGCGAGAAGTCATTGAAGAGATCGCAGCTTTTCCAGTGGGCGAGAACGATGACTATGTGGATACGACAACACAGGCACTCCTGCGCTATCGCCAAGGCGGGTTTATTTCGTTAGACTCCGATGAAAAAGACGAGCCTAGAATCTTCCGGCGGTATCAAAACGCTTACTACTAAGGACAAAAATGGCAACAAATATCGACAAAGGCTTGTACCAAGCCCCCAAGGGAATCGAAGAACTAGCGCAGGACGAAAGCGCAATAGAGATTGAGATCGTTGACCCCGAGGCGGTCAACATCCACATGGATGGCTTAGACATCTCGATTGAGCCGGGTGAAGGCACCGAAGATTTTAGTAGTAACTTGGCCGAGGAAATTGAAGAGGGTGCGCTGCAGTCACTTGCAGGCGACCTGTCAGGCGACATTGACAACGACAAAAGCTCCCGTAAAGACTGGGAGAAGGCGTACACCGAAGGTTTGAAGCTGCTCGGACTCCAGTACGAAGAGCGCACAGAGCCTTGGTCAGGCGCATCGGGCGTGTTCCACCCCATGATTACCGAGGCAGTTGTAAGATTCCAGTCAGAAACAATCACTGAGATGTTTCCTGCACAGGGCCCTGTACGTACAAAGATTATCGGCAAAGAAACTCCAGCGAAGACAGAGGCAGCGGTGCGTGTCGAAGCCGACATGAACTATGAGTTGACAGAAGTCATGCGTGAGTTCCGCCCTGAGCAAGAACGCATGCTGTGGAGCCTACCGGCCACGGGCTCCGCGTTCAAGAAGGTGTACTTCGACCCGAGCTTAGACCGCCAAGTTTCGATGTTCATCCCAGCAGAAGACATCATTCTCCCCTACGGTACGACCGACTTGGACACTTGCTACCGCATCACACACGTCATGCGCAAGACCAAGAACGAGATTGTAAAACTACAAAAGGCGGGGTTCTACTTAGACATTGACCTGCCTGATACCAACAAAGAGTCCACTGACATCCAAAAAGCCAAGGACAAAGAGACCGGCTTTAGCGATATGAATGACGATCGGTTCACAATCTACGAGTGCCACGTAGACTTGGACATCGAAGGGCTGGGCGACTCCGAGGATGACGAAGGGGAAGCAACAGGCATCGCGCTGCCGTACGTAGTGACGATGATTAAGGGTTCCAACGACATCTTGGCAATCCGCCGGAATTGGTTGGAAGACGACAAACTTAAACTGAAAAGGCAGCATTTTGTCCATTACCAATACATCCCCGGATTCGGAGCGTATGGCTTCGGCTTGTTTCACCTTATTGGTGGCTTCGCTAAGTCCGCAACCAGCATCATGCGCCAGCTTGTCGATGCAGGAACTCTCTCAAACCTACCGGGCGGGCTTAAATCAAGGGGGCTCCGCATTAAAGGTGACGATACACCGATTGCACCCGGCGAATTCCGCGATGTAGATATTGGCTCTGGCGCACTGCGGGACAACATCCTGCCACTGCCGTACAAAGAACCAAGTCAAGTGTTATACACGCTGCTTGGCAACATCGTAGAAGAGGGCCGTCGGTTTGCTTCTACGGCGGATATGAAGATCAGCGACATGTCCGGCCAAGCCCCTGTGGGCACCACTTTGGCCCTGTTGGAGCGCCAGTTAAAGGTGATGTCGGCCGTACAAGCCCGCCTGCACTACAGCTTCAAACAAGAGTTGCGCCTTCTGGCCGTCATTATTCGGGACTACACCGATGATGACTACGACTACGAACCCGATACAGGCGTTCCAAGCGTCAAGAAGTCTGACTACGACCATGTGGACGTAATCCCCGTCAGCGACCCTAATGCGGCCACCATGAGCCAGCGCGTGGTCCAGTACCAAGCGGTTATGCAGATGGCGCAGTCGGCTCCAGACATCTACAACATGCCCAAGCTACACCGCAACATGCTGGAGATTTTGGGGATTAAGAACGCCGACAAGCTCGTACCCCTGCCAGAAGACCAGAAACCTAAAGACCCCGTGTCTGAGAATATGGCGATTTTGAAGGGCGAGCCTGTCAAAGCGTTCCTGAACCAAGACCATAGAGCGCACATTGCAGTGCACATGTCGATGATGCAGGACCCCACGATTGCGGCCAATATCGGGCAAAACCCCAAGGCTCCGGTCATTTCGGCTGCTTTGATGGCCCACGTTGCCGAGCATACGGGCTATATGTACCGCAAACAGATCGAAGAGCAGATGGGTATGCCCCTACCCGCCGAAGACGCAGAATTGACCCCAGAAATCGAGAACGCGCTATCAGGAATGCTTGCACAGGCAGCGCAACAGGCACTGCAGATGAACCAACAGCAAGCGGCTCAGCAACAAGCTCAGCAGCAAGCGCAAGACCCACTGGTCATCATGCAGCAGCAGGAACTCCAGCTTAAACAGGGCGAGTTACAGCTTAAATCTCAAGAAGTTAACCAGAAGTACCAGATTGAACAAGCCAAACTTCAACTGGAAGAAAAGCGTTTTGTTACAGATGCCGCGGCAAAAGCCGATGCAAACCAACTTAAACAAGATCAGCTTGAGGCCGATATGCAATTAAAAGGTACGCAGATTGGTGCCCAAATCAAGGAAAGCAACCAAAAGCAGACCTTCGAGCAAGAACACGCCGGGATCAAACTCGGTGCAGAGATTGCGCGAGATAAGCGCGATCAAGCCCTGACTGCTGTGCAGTCGCTTCAACAACCTAAACCAACGGACTAAAAATGCTCCAAAAATTCGCAAGCGTATTGCGCGAACAAATACGCACGGACATGAACAATTATGCGGACGATATAGCTGGTGGGGCTTGTCGTAACTATGAAGAGTATCAAAAACTTTGCGGTGTTATTCAGGGTCTAGCCACCGCAGAGTCCTACCTGCTGACCCTGCTAAAGAAAGTCGAAACAGATGAGTGACCTTATCTTGCCCCCGGGAATAACACTCCCGCAAACTATTCAACCGGCAGAAATGCCTGCTGAAGATGCGACAAACGAGGAAAAAGCAAGCCAGCTACCGGAACCTGCGGGTTACAAGCTGTTGTGCGTGGTTCCTGACGTATCCGAGACGATCGAGGGTACTAACCTCGTGAAGGCTTCCGACATCATGCGTCGTGAAGAACAGACAACATCCGTGCTGTTTGTAGTCAAAGTTGGCCCAGATGCGTACAACGACAAAGAGAAATTTCCCAACGGGCCTTGGTGCAAGGCGGGAGATTTTGTAATGACGCGTACATACACAGGGACCCGCTTCAAGATGTACGGCAAAGAAATGCGGTTCATCAATGACGACCAGATCGAAGGCGTAGTCCAAGACCCGAGAGGAATCACACATGTCTGATTTTAAATTTCCAGATGAGCTAGAAGACGACAACATTGAAATTGAGATTAGCGGTAAAGATACCGAAATCGAAGTTGAAATTGTTGATGACACCCCCCAGCGCGACCAAGGGCGTAAGCCACTTGACCGTGAAGTAGCTGACCCGACCGACGAAGAAATCGAGTCCTATTCGGACAAGGTTAAGAAGCGGATTACGGAACTGACCCATGCCCGACACGACGAGCGCCGTGTCAAAGAAGCAACACTTCGGGAAAAAGAAGAGCTAGAACGGTTCACCCAGAACTTGCTCCACGAAAACAAACGCCTAAAAGGGTTCGTGGAAGACGGCACTAAGCACATTGCAGCTAGCTCATTGACAAGTGCGGAAGCGGAAATGGCCGCAGCCCGCCGTCAATTCAAGGAAGCGCAAGAGGCTTTTGACACCGATGCTATCATTGCAGCCCAAGAAGCGATGACAGACGCAAAGTTCCGTTTAGAGGCTGCAAAGAATTTTCGCCCAGCCCCTTTACAAACTTACAGCGATAGTGTACAAACGCAACAACCGGCACCAGAAGTGGTGCAACCCGACGAAAAGACACTGCGCTGGCAGGCAAAAAACCAGTGGTTCGGGACTCCGGGATTTGAAGAACTAACCAGCTACTCACTAGGGCTGCACCAGAAGCTAGTGAATTCGGGTATGAACCCGCGTAGTGATGAATATTTCGAGCAGATTGATGCTCGCGTAAGAGGTAAGTTCCCTGAAGTTTTTGGGAGAAGCCAAACCGAAGGCACCAAGCGTCCTGCATCTGTGGTCGCTCCGGCGACTCGTTCGTCAGGAGCAAAGAAGGTTCAAATTACGAATACAGCGGCAGCGCTGGCTAAGAAATTTGGATTAACCCCGCAGCAGTATGCTGCTCAAGTAGCAAAATTGGAGTCTTAATATGGCAACCCGTGAATCTCGTGATCTTTCTTCCCGCGACAAAAATGTGCGCGCTGTGTATGTCCCCTCGAGCACTTTGCCCGATCCAACACCCGAACCCGGATACACGTATCGCTGGATTGCGACGCATGTATTAGGCCAGAGTGACCCTACTAACGTGTCTCGTAAGTTGCGCGATGGTTGGGTACCGGTGAAAGCAGATGACCATCCAGAGCTAATGCTGGTAGGTAATGAGAAGACAGGTAACGTCGAAATTGGTGGGCTGATGCTTTGCAAAATGTCGTCCGATCGCGTCGAAGCTATGTCAGACTATTACAACGACCAAGCAAGAACTCAGATGGAGTCGGTGGATAACACGTTTTTACGTCAAAATGACCCACGTATGCCGTTGTTTTCAGAACGCAAGTCCTCGATAACGCGTGGTGGGTTTGGTTCAGGTCTTAAATAATAGGAGTCCTTAAATGGCATCTACAGCTTCTCCCTACGGCTTAAAAGCCGTGAATGAGTTGGGTGGCCTACCTTACGCAGGTAGCACTCGCTCGTTCCTATTCGATCCTGCTGGATATGGCACAAACGTCTATAACGGAAGTTTGGTATACGTCAAATCTACAGGCTACATTGAAATTGTTACCGCTACTGGCGCTGACGCAACTACAAACGGCTTCCCTGTTGGCACTGCTAACACCGGCGCTGTTGGTGTTTTCGTTGGTTGCTCTTACGTTAACGCACAAGGTCAAACCATTTTTTCACAATACTACCCAGCCAGTGCGCTGAATGCGGTTGCTTTTGTGATTGATGATGACCGTACTGTGTTCCAAGTTCAGTCTGCTGGTACTGTTACCATCGCTGCTCTGGGTTCAAACGTGTTCTTCTCCACAGGTGCAGTGTCTACCGGTAGTACATCTACAGGTAACTCTACCGCTTCTGTTGTGGCTGGCTCTTCCGCTGTTACGACTACCGCCGCTTTCCGCGTCGTTGGTTTCCCTAACATGGTTGGCTTCTCCACAGTAGGTGACGCATATACTGATATTCTGGTGAAGTTCAACCCCGGATACCACTCTTACAGCAACGCTGTTGGTCTGTAAAAGGAGCTAAATCATGGCTATTTC